CCGCCACGCGCGCCACCATCCGTCCCGGACAGTTTCTGAGGATCACCCCTGTGGGTGATTTTGGTAGTGGCTGGAGTGATGAAGACCACCTACCATTTCCAACGGTGCAGAAACTTGGTTTGTTTCTGTACCCGCCAGTCAAACCCGTGACCTTTGTGCAGGCTGTGTTGGCCCACGAGGCTTACAAGGGCACAGTCGGTTTGTACGTGGCAGGCGCTTGCGCCGTCTCCAACCTGGTGTGCAGCACTATCGGAGGAACAGTCAATCTGCTCTCCGATGAGATGGCTGATGGTCACCAGGCCACTGAGGATTTGTGCGATAAACGCGAATCCCAGAGGGAAAAGACGGGCGCCACTTTGGTGCATGGATTTGCTGCACCAATACCCTCGGCTCTCATCAGGCCAGGTTTCGTGGTTTTGTACCAGGAATCTGTGCTTGCGGGTCTGTGCGAAGCAGACCTTGAAGCCGTTGAGGTACTCGAGGCTGAACTTTCTTCGTTTGTCAGCCAGAGAGTGGTGAAATCCGTGACTGCTTTACAGCAGTGCGCGATTGTCAACGCCATTTGTGAGCAGGTGTTGCGGGATGTTAAGGAACTCCGCAAGAACCTCGTCTGTAAAGACAGGCGCCTGCATGTTGGATTGGTTGCTGCGCGGGCTTATGCCCGTGGCATGCTGGCCTACGTTATCTCCAGGAATCTCGATGAGGAAATCGAGACACTCCCGGAGATGCGTAGAGTTGAGTTGCGGCGGTCGGCCATGATGAGGATTCAAGCCCTGAATTCTTCTGTCGATCACCGGGGTCGTTCGGTTTACACCGATTTGACCCCTGAGCAGCTCACAGAAGGTGAAGCTGTGTCATTGTCGAGCGAATGCTCCAAGGCACTAATCACCCGCGACAACAGCTGGGGCAATTGGGCTCGCCGTGGCTGGGCGTCGTACCGGACCGGGGTTAAGGATGTGGGAGCGTAGAGGGGCCCCCTACTGTTAGACGCAGTGGTCAAGGAATATTTTCTGTACATCGGCAGGGTTATGACACCGGTGTATTTTCCTTTGGCCACCATCCTCCCGTGGTTCTTCGTCCACTCCTTACCCAACAAACCGGCGGACACCGTTTGTTTGGGTTGGGGCGACGAGAAGAATCTGGGGCCGGGCAACACCATCATGGTCACCCGGAAGCCTTTGCAATGTCCTCTGTCTCGCGCAGGGGCCGTTTGCACCGGGCTCGTGGCGCGTTCCTCCTTTGTTTGTAGGACGTGCCCTTGCAACTTCCACAATGCCATGTGTAATCGGCACGGGAAGGCGGCACCCAAGAGGCTCTTCAAACAGCAACTTGGATTGACCGTCATCGCCAGGGAGACCCAGGCGATTCGGCAGGAGTATCTGAACCAGCTTGAACACTGGTCAGAGGAGCTAGCTCCTGGCGAATTGGCTGAGTGGGTCAGCAGCATGAATGCTCGTGATCAGAGGAGATTTGCTTTCACTGGTGCCACTGGGATCAATCGTTGGATCGCCAAGTGGCCAAAGAAGAGAGCTCTTTCACTGATCACTGCGTTGCATCGCGTTGGCAAAAGAGGTCGTCCCGACAAGCTCGCATCATTTGTGAAGTTTGAAGGGGCGCACTCCGAGCCTAAGAAGGCCCGCGCAATTCAGGGCTACGCTGATTTGTTTGACCAGGCCTTTCTTGGGCCTTACGTTTATTCACTTCAGAAAGCTTTTTGCGCTCACTTTAACAACAGGAAAGTGGTTGTTAAAGGAAAAACCTTCTTCGCTACGATTGCCAGTGGGATGGACGGGGCAGCCATGGGCGATTGGATGCAGAACGCCCGCGAGGCGGGTTGTTCTTCGTGGTATGAACGTGATGGAAAGAACTGGGATGCATCTGTTGACAAGACTGATCACATTGGTCTTGTCAGGATATACAGGAAGTTCTTCCCGAGTGTTGTGACTGAGATGATGGACAAGGGTGGCAAACGGGCGGTCGGAGTGCATTTGTTTCGCGGTCTGCGAGGGGGTGTTCGTAACATCCTCATTAAGACATCCGTGAATTACACAACTCGCTCCGGTCATCTTGACACCACCCTTAGGAACTCCATCCTCAACTTGGTCAAGACAATCCAAGCGTTTTCTCTTGCTGATGTGCCTTGTGCACACATCATCGTGATGGGTGATGACATGTTGACAGGCTCAACTTGTGACATTGACGGCTCTGCCGTTTCTCGTTATGAAGCAGGCCTCTCGATGACCCCTGAATGGCGGGTGTTCAGTGATTGGCGTGCCACGTCTTTTGTTAGCGGCGTCTTTGCACCTACTGTGGGTGGGCGTGTTGCGTTTCTACCTTCACCAGGAAGAATGTTTGCTCGTTTGTTGTGGACGACGAACAACGTGCCGGGATCAGAGCATTTCAACCATGCTGCTGGGTGCGTAAGGGGTCTCCCCCAACAACTCATGGCTGTGCCTGTCTTCAAAGCCTTCTTCGGAAGGTACCTCTGCGGGGAAGACGACACCAAAGTCGATGAACGTTGGGCTAAGAAGACCCACTTCTTGGGAGTCGAAGGAGTCCTGGAACCGGACTGGTTTGGTTCACGGTATGGCCTCTCGGGGGACTTGCTCCGGATGTTGGAGGAGTTCCTGCTTGAGTGTCCCCCTCGGGGGCTGGTGTCACATCCTTTATTGGACACGATTGTTCAGAAGGATCTGGATGACATTGCCGTTCGCAACCTGTTCGTCTGACCAAGGCAGGTGCCCCTAGTTGCACGACCAAGGTCAGGTTGCGGAACCGTGGACGTGATACCCCTCTCATTCCGACTAGTG